GGGGATTTTATAAACTCTATAAGATTGATGAGCGCAACACGCACCAGCGACCCGACGCATCTTATAGAGCAACAGGGCTAAGAAGTCCATACGGAAGGCGGGGCTCAGTTTGTGCGCATTTCGGCTGGACTTTGGACTATTTGGAACACGGCATCCCGTGGGCTACCGTTCAGAGGATGCTAATAGACGCGCCGGGCGTGGAGGAAAAGGCCAAGGAACAGAACATAGACATGGCCTTAACAGACGATAACGCGGCGCAGGTTTTGGAGTTACTTAATTCATTTAATAAGCAATAGACATGAATATACAAGGCGGCGGCATTTCCTTCGAGGTAAGCGGAACCAACGCAAAGCTGATGAAGGTATTAGAGCAGAGCAAAAGGGCTATTTCTACGTTCAGCAAAGAGGGCGTAAGAGCTGGCGCGGACATAGACAAAGGCTTTGAACAGGCGGCTAACGCCATACAAACAGCCTTTCAGAAGGTGGATGCCGTAATAGACGAGAACCTGCAAGCTATAAGGCAGCTACAGGCAGAAAACGAAAAACTTGAAAAGCAGTATGCCCAGCAATTCCTGCGCGGCGACGATGAAGCCGCAAGAGCGACACAGGCGCAGGTACAGGAGAACAAAAACCTTATCAACGCCCGGCAGAAGATAATCGACCAAGCCCAGCCTATTATAGCAGAGCTGAACGAGGAAGAAAGGAAGCTACAGGAGCAGAAGAAAGCCATAGAAGGCAACGTAGAAGCTACCAAGAGCCTAAAGGCACAGCTTAGAGAGTGTAAGGAGCAGTTAGCCATCATGGAAGCCAACGGGCAGCGCGGAACGGAAGCCTACAGGAAGATGCAGGCCGAAGCCGGACGGCTTACCGACGCTTTGGGCGACGCGGCGCAACAGGCTAAGATACTTTCCCATGACAACCAGCTTTTGCAGGGTACAATGTCAACCGTTAGCGGCATAGCCGGAGCGTTCACGGCAGCACAGGGAGCCGTAGCACTTTTCGCAGGGGAGAACGAGAACCTACAGCGTATCATGTTGAAGGTTCAGAGCCTTATGAGCATAACGATGGGTTTGCAGCAGGTTATGAACACGTTAAACAAAGATAGCGCGTTTCAACTTGTAATAGTGGCACGGGCAAAGGACATGCTTACAGCGGCAAACGCCCGACTTGCTACCGCTTTAGGCATTTCGACAGCAGCAGCGCAGGCACTTATGGCAACACTGACGCTGGGGCTTTCCGCAGCTATTACGGCTATTGTCGTACTTATTTCCCGGTTGAGCAGTGAGAACGCCAAGGCAGCAGAACAGCAAAAGAAATTCAACGAGGAAGTAGCGAAGGCAGCAGGTAAGCCGCTTTCCGCATACATTCAGCTTAAAACGGAGTGGGAGAACCTAACAGGCTCAATGAAAGACCGGGAGAAGTGGGTTAAGGACAACGAAGACCGCTTTAACGCTTTAGGTTTGAAGGTGTACGACGCTAAGACAGCCGAAGACGTACTTATTAAGAATAGCGAGAACTTTGTTAAGGCTTGCATAGCCAAGGCCAAGGCGTTAGCAGCCCAGCAGCTTGCAGCCGAGAAGTACGAAGAAATATTGAAGAAACAGGCCGAAATAGAAGCCATGCCGGATAAGACACCGCGCCCGGTAACATCCGGCGGCAGCGGCGGGCCTTCACGTACTACGCCATACTTAGGCGAGAATACGGATAAGAAGAAAGCTAAGGAAGAGTTAGAGCAAATGAAGAGAGACGCGGAAAGCTTCATTAAAATGCAGATGGAATTTTCCAAGCAAGAACAGCAGCTTTTATCCAAGTTAGGAGCAGCAGCACAGACCACCGTAGCCGGGAGCGTGGAAGCCGTGGAAAAGGAAATAGCAAGCCTACAGGCGCAATATAAGAGAGCCGCCACAGACAGCGAGCGGGAAAAGCTTGCAACGCAAATTAAGAAAGAACAGGCCAAGCTAAAGAAAATCCAGCTCGACACAGGCAGCGGCAACGGTTCCGGCGGTTCCGGGAATACCCCGAAAGACCCGTACTTAGACATGCTACAGAAACGTAAAGCAGCCTACGCCCAATATTCCAAGTGGGTACAGAGTGAGGATGCGGAAGTTAGGGCAGCAGCAAGCACGACGTTTGCCGAGCTTCTTAGAGAGGGAACCAGCTACCTCGACTATTTGGAGAAGCAGCGCGAGACGATTAGCAGCAAGGCGACCAAAACGGCGGCAGACCTGCAACGCCTTCAAAAGTTAAACAACGAGATAGCAGAGCAGACGAAGCAAACCGTTCTTTCCGACTTTGAAGAACAGCTTAACCGGGAGCTGGAGCAATGCAACACGATAAGCCAGCGTTTGGGAGCTTTGGCAAAGCGACGCGGCGAACTTGCAAACGACAACAGCGACACAGACCGGGGAAAGGCCGGGATATTGGATGAAGCCGAAGCCCGCGTTTTAGAGCAGGCCAAGCAGGAAACAGCCCAGCTCTTGCAGGAATACGCAGCCTACACCAACGAGCGCATCAAGTTTGAAGAAAGCTACGCCCGGAACCGGGAGCTTCTTAACGCCACCATTCACGCCAAGGAGTTAGACACCGAAGACGAGTTTATAGCCAAGATGCTCGAAGCAAAGGAGCAATACGCGGCCTACGCAAAGGAGATGGCCAGCGAAGACGCTACGGTAGCAGCCAGCGCAAAACAGCGGTACGCGGAGCTTCTAAAGAGCGGCGGCAGCTACTTAGACATGCTACGGAACCGTATTAAAGAGCTTGAAGGCAAACGCCTAAAGGTAGGCTTAGACGTTGAGGGAACCCAGCAGCTCGAAAAGCTACGCAAGCTTCTTACGGCAGAGAACACCACCGACGGACAGGTACAGGCCGCGATACAAGCCCTTGCAAACCTTGAAAAGAAGGCGAAGGAATACGCAAAGAGCAGCGGCAGCGCGTTCTACGACGAGCTACGGGAGCAATACAGAACCTACCAGCAGCAACTAAGCGACATTCAAGAGAGGTATGCCGAACAGAGGGCAGAAGCCGAGAAGCAAGGCAACAGCCAAATGATTGCAGAGATTAACGCCAAGGAACAGGCAGAACTAAGCAAGTTAGCCGCTTCACGTCTTATGGCCAGCGAAAGCTGGAACCAGCTGTTTAGCGACCTTAGTACGCTTTCGGCAAAGACCATTAACAAGCTCATGGCCGATATAAACAGCCAAAAGGTAACGCTTTCCGCACAATTCAACCCGGCAGACCTACAGGCCATAAACACCCAATTAGAGAAGGCGAAGGAGGAACTGCACAAGCGTAACCCCTTCTTAGCACTACGCGACGCACTTGCAGAGCTACGGGCAAGCATGAAGGCAAACAAGCTTTTCGAGGAAGACTCAGACTTTGGCCGGACGCTACGCGAAAAGAAAGCGCAATACCAGCAATACGCGCAGGAAATGGCCAGCGCAGACGAAACCGTAGCCAATTCAGCCGGGGAACGCTACAAGACGCTTTTACAGGAAGGCGCGACCTTCACGGAATACCTCAAGCGCAGGATAGAAGCCCTAAAGCAGCAGAAGATAAAGATAGGCGTAGAGTTCCAAGGAGAACAGGAACTGGCAAACCTTGAAGCCATACTAAAGAAGGAGCAGGGAGAAGGGAAGACCACCGGGGAAGCCCTTAAAGCCACCTTCCAAAGCGTAGGCAGTTCTATAGAGTTCCTAAAGGGCTGTTTCGACAGCGTAGTAGGCGGCATGAAGAAAATGGGCGTTCAGATGGACGCGGAAACGGAAACCATACTTAACGACATAGGCGGCATGATGGACGGCGCGGCGCAGTTCGCACAGGGTTACGCCACTATGAACCCCTTGCAGATGATACAGGGAACCGTAGGCTTCATGTCTTCCGTATTCGATTTGTTCAACACCCGCGACCGCAGGGCAGAGGAATCCATCGAGAGACACCAAGAAGCCGTAAAAAGGCTGGGCAACGCATACAACCAGCTACGGCACGAAGTGGATAAGGCGTTAGGCGATACCGTCTATAAAAACCAAAATTCGATGATACAGAACCTTCGCAAGCAGCAGGCCGAGATACGCGGCATGATTGAAGACGAAAAGAGCAAGAAAAAAACCGATTGGGGCAGGATTGAGGAATGGGAAGAACAGATAGCCGAAGCCAGCCGACAGATAGAAGATATTATAGACGAGATATCAAAGGGCATCACGCAGACCAACGCGAAAGACCTTTCCAACGCTTTGGCCGACGCTTTGGTAGAAGCCTTTGAAGCCGGGGAAGACGCTGCGGACTCATTCGGGAAGGTAGCGAACGACGTACTGAAGAACGCGGTAAAGAACGCCCTAAAGCTTCAATTCCTTGAAAAGCCTTTGCAGAAGGCTATTAGCCAGCTACAGAAGGACATGGGATTTGACGAGGAAGGAAACGGAACCTTCAACGGCATATCGGCAGCAGAACAGGCACGTTTTAAGGACGCTATAGCACAGGCCGGGGCGAACTTCAACCAAGCAATGCAGATGTATAAGGACTTATTCGAGCAGCTCGACGAAAGCGACCCCAGCACACTAAGCGGAGCCATCAAGGGAGCCAGCCAAGAAAGCATAGACCTGCTTGCAGGACAGGCCAACGCGGTAAGAGTAAACCAAGTAACCTCGTTAGACATCATGCGCCAGCAGCTTACACGGCTTTCCAATATAGACGCTAACGTAGGCGTGATAGCCGGGCGTTTGCTTACGATTATTAACAAGCTCACGACGCCAGCCGATGACGGCTTACGCGGGCAGGGTATATTAGAATAACAAATTATGGATTTCAGCAGCTTAAAGAAGGCTTTGGCCGCAGAAGCACAGGCGGCGGGCATTTGTTCGGAATGGTACAATTTCATTCTGAGCGCACAGAGTAAGGAACGGCTAATAGCTCTTTATTATAAAGGGTTCGACTTTGTGGAAGACAACGATTTCCCAAGCGAGCCGTTACGCCGGGAGTTCGACGATATACGCCGGAACTTCGGCGTTTACGAAGGCGAGCAGTTTAATACGAAGAATCCGCGAAGACTTGTAGCGTACACGGGCGCGAAAGGTTCAGCGGAATATAGTAACTTTGCAGCGGCGCAAGTCTGGGCGCGTCCGGGTTCAGAGGTTGAGGTTACGGCAAGCGACCATGCCTTTGTAACGGTTAGCGTAGCCAAGGGCGCGATAGTGAGAGTTAAGGCGAGCGGCTACGCCCGCGTTATTGTCTTCCTTCACGGCGGGAGCGAGACGCACGAAGCAAGCGAACACGCCATAGTAAAAATTAAAGAATAGCAAGAAAGAAAATGGCAACAGAACAAAACTTAATACTTTACCTTCCATGCGACGAAGCGGAGGGTTCGGCAATAGCCTACGACTACAGCAGGGGCAGACATGACGCAACCGTAGAGGGCGCAACCTTCGCCAGCGGAAAGCAAGGCAACTGCCTACACTTCGACGGCAATGGGAAGGCAGAGATAGAAGCGAACGTAATAGATTTATCCGGCGACTTCACGCTGTTGGCGTGGTTGAGGTTCCCGGCCTTCGAGGACGGCATTACGGGCGTTAAGGTAGGGCTTTTCTGCAATACATCGCAGGCCGAAAACGGATACCGGGAAGCGTGGATAGACGCGCCCTTAGATACGTGGGGCTTCTTTGTGGTACGGAAGCAGGGCGACACCGTAAGCCTGTACTTAGACACCCAGCTTATGGGTACTATAGAGCTACCCGCAACCCTTACCGGGCTGGGATTGGTGCAGGACGTTTACGGAACAAGCTATGCAGTAGCGGACATAGACGAAGTGAAAGCCTATAACGTAGTATTGAGCGACGAAGAAATAGAAGCCCTCCTTAACGAGACAAAGCAGCTTGAATATTACATAGACGGCGTGAACTTCAAAAACTACGGCATCCGGGTAGAGAGTTCGCAGGGATTGGTAGACCTTCTCAGCTTGAAGAATACCCCGACTATAGAGAACGACAACTATCACGGCGAAATGGTGGATTTGTCGGAAAAGCGTTACCAGCCGCGAGAAATAACGCTTAACTGCTGGATAAAGGCCAAGGGTAAGATGGACTTCACGGAGCGCGTAAACAAGCTTTACGCACACTTCCAAAAAGAAGGAACCGCCCGGCTTATGTGTTCAATACACCCGACAAAGCCTTTGGTTTACGACGTTTACTGCCCGGAGGGTATAGCCCAAGAAAAGAAGTGGCACGACGATATGATGATAGGAACCTTTGCCATGAAGGTAAGGGAACCCGACCCGGTTAAGCGCGTAATCAGACACCAGCGGCTGGGAGAGACCAGCAGCGAGGTAAGCGTTTCATTCCATTCCCCGAAGCTTGTAACGGTAAGCTGGGGCGACGGAACCAGCGAAAGCGTTTACGGCGACGTAGAGCTAACGCACACCTACGACAAAAACGGCATCTACTACGTTATTGTCGGCGGCGTGATTGAGGAAATAACGAATTTTCAAACTAACGGCATAATAGTATGGCAGCGTCTGTAAAACCAGTTTACACTTTAGGCGGCAGCAGCCTCGAAAGCCTCGGCGTTTACGTTTCGAGTGCTACGGGGCTGTTCAGCCTTCCGAAGCTAAAGGCACCCCAAACGGTGGACTGGCCGGACAAAAACGGGGTTATGGTAGACCTTGCAAAGCCAAGATACCAGCCCCGCGACATTACGCTTAACTGTTTTTCTAAGGGAGCAACCAGCGCAGCAGCTATGGCCGGAGTAACGGCGGTTATTGCGAAGCTTAACACCGCCGGGCTAAAGACGCTGACGGTTACTTTGGGAACTTCCTCTTATTCCTACCAAGTCTATTGCGAAGACGGCGTAGACATTTCCCGGAAGTCATGGGGAAGCGGCAAGGTAGTATTAGAGTTCACGGTAAAGCTAAAGGAGCCGCACCCGGTTAATTTCGTACCAAGTGACACCTAAAAAAGAACAATAAAGATGAACCAAATAACGGTAATTCATACAGACGGCACGACGCTGCCTTTGTTCAGCCAAACGAACGTAAGCGGAGCGACCAAGGCAACACAGAAGATGGCCTTACTTTCCGACGATTTGCTGAGCATAACGGTAACGTCAGCCGTACCCCTTTCCTTCGAGTTAGGCGACATTATCAACGTCTACGGGAAAGGCTACAGGCTAAACCAGCTTCCGCAGGTTACGAAGACAGGTAACAGACGCTACAGCTACGAACTTCAATTAGAGGGCGCACAATACGACCTCTTAGATGTTTCGTTTCAGCTACCCGAAGGCAGCTACGGCGATAACCTCTACGGCGATTTGTCCGGCCTTATTACAGCCCTTAATTGGAACGTCCGGCGCGTATTCGGCACTAAGTGGAATATTACGACGGCACTAACGGACACCCCGCACAAGAACCTGACCGTTACCGGGAAGAATTGCCTACAGGTAGCGCAGGAGCTTTGCTCGGAATTTGGCGTAGAGTTCAAGGTTACGATTTCCGGCAGTACCCGGACGATGACGTTTGTAGAGAAAGTAGGTTCCAGCCTTGCACTTACTTTGAAGTACGGGCAGGGAAACGGGCTTTACCAGCTTTCGCGGCAGAACGTAAACAACGCCGGAGTAACTACGCGCCTGTTCTGCGACGGCAGCGGCGACAATTTAGGCAGCGGCTACAGGCACACGAAGCTCTGCCTTCCCGATAAGACGCGCCTAACGTCATACATAGAAGACGCGGAAGCGGTAGCAGCCTACGGAGTGAGAGAGGGCGAGAAAGTATTTTCAGACATTCGCCCGGAGCGCATAGGCACGATTACCGGGTTAGTGTCCGGCGACGTTCTTAGCTTCAAGGATAATAATATGGACTTCGACTTAAACGAAAAGGACGGCGACGGCAACACGAAGTACCTTATCCCGGACACCAGCGCACAAATAAAGTTCATTTCCGGCAACTTAGGCGGCTACACCTTCGACCTGCACAGCTATGACCACGGAACGAAGACGTTTAAGATTAACCAATTTACCGACGAGAACGGCACGAAGTTCCCGGACACGGCAACAGCAGCCCGTCAGTTCAACACAGGCGACAGGTACATCATCACGGAAATAAACCTGCCTTCCAGCTACATAGAAGCAGCCGAAGACAAGCTGCAGACAGAAGGATCTAAGGAGCTGGCGAAGATTTGCCATCCACAAGTAAGCTATAAACTTACCTTAGACGAAGCGTTTTTTATTGAGCTTTACGGGCGCACGGATAGCGAGGTATTCCACCCCGGCGACAGCATAACGATAGTAGACGAGCAGGTAGGCGTAAACAGGGAAGTACGCATTACCCGGATAGAGCGCGACCTATTGCGCCCGCACAGCTACGACATCACGCTGAGCGACACCGTTACGAAGACTACCACGACGAAGGTAATTCACGACATTACC